AGCATGGGGCACCTACGGAACTTGATGTTGTGCAAAAACCACACTGAATTTGACACAAAATCGCTCATTTGCTATAATAACAGCATAGTAAGAAAACAGGAGTTAAAATGGAATTTTACGTTGAAGGCCGCAGTCGTGCCGCAAAATATGTAGAAACTCTTTTGCCATCTATGTTGGCACAGTTAAACCTTACCAGAAGTCGTAAATTGCTTCACATCAAATTAGACCCAGAATTAGAAGATCTGGGTACCACAGTCCCGCTCACAGGCATTGACACGTATTTGGTTGTGCTTCGTCCTTGCAAAGACTTACTGGCATTAGGCGCTACCCTGGCACACGAACTTACTCACGTGGCACAAATGGCTCGTGGCACACTAAAAATTACCAAAAAAGGTCGCAAGTGGAACGGCCGTTACTATCGCAAAGATTATCCATATCTTGATCAACCCTGGGAAATTCAGGCCTTTGCCCAGCAAGAAATTGTTCTGCGCAGAGCCCTGGAAGCATAGTGTTGTGCAAAAACAACACAAAACGGTTGACCAAAAACACCCAATTTGCTATAATAACAGCATAGTAAGAAACAAAGGAGCCCAAAAATGCGTAGAAAACAGATTATCAAAGGCTTTAAAAACAGCCAAAAATTCCGTGTAATTTTCAAAGGCGATGGCTCCGAGAATGACATCGGTATGTACATGACAATTCAGCAAATGAGCGAGCAGTTTGCCACAGTCAATGCTCGCAGTCTGTGTTGGGAGGCCATGGAAAAATTGGCCAATATTCGTCAAGCAGAAAAACAAGGTGGCGGTATCATGCCCGTTGGGCTTGGTGCCACTATTCGTAATCGTCACATTCAAGTTGATCTAGTTTAAGGAGTCAACATGTCCTACTATGTTTTCAAACACAACAAAGACTACGGTCCTCGTGCAGGACTAGAAGGCCCTTTTCACTATCCCAACGGTCAGGTTCTCTACTATGATCCCAAGGCCGGTGAGTACTATGACCCCACCACAGATTTTTATGTAGAGCGTGAAGATGTGGCTCGTTTGCAAAATAGTATTTTTGACATTGTGAAAGGTTAATATGACATTTGAAAATGTAATTCTAAACAAGGTAGCTGGTGCCATGGGATTTCGTGGCCACGCTGAATTTTACAATGGCACTCTTTTTGTCAAGTGCAACGAAGCACAGGCTCGTACAATCTATCATAGGCTAGCACATGACTATCCTGGGTGTGTGCGAATCAATGTGATAGGCAATGAGTATGCATTTGATTTTGTGGTGGCCGCTGAACGTGCAGAGGTTGAAGAAGAAGAAATTTACAGTCCCTATCTTGGAGCACTGTGATGGATGAGCCTAAAAAAGTTTTTACATATCGAGCAGATATGAAACTGACGCCGGCGCAGGTGGGCATATATTTTACAGCAGTTCAGCACATGCAACAACAGTTGGAAGAGGCCGTCATGCGTGGCAAGCAAGATCAAGGATTTCCTGAGGCTAGCCGGGTAATTGATTATATCAAAAATTTAAAGTAAAATGATTAAAGAAATTCCGCGACATCGAGACAAGTTAGGACAAGAGTTGCAGTTGGATGATTGTGTTGCATTTCCAAGTAGCAATAGTTTGTTAATCGGTAAAATAGTTAAACTTACTCCTAAGTTGGTCAGAGTCGCTAAATTGCCTGCTCCTAACTGGAGAGCAGAATGGAACAAATATCCAGTTGATATTATCAAACTTGATAGTGCCGCAGTAACTATGTTTTTACTAAAAGGAGTATGATATGGGATTAGATATGTATGCATATGCCGCAGTCAAGCAAGGCCAGTATGGTGAGTTCTACAAGGGTGCCGAATACATTGATGGCGAAGCTGTGAACCCCAGTGTGACCCAACCCAGAGAATTGGCCTACTGGCGCAAGCATCCTAACCTACACGGCTGGATGCGACAGTTGTGGAACCAGCGTGGCAACGAAGGTAGTTTCAATGGCGATGAGCTAGAATTGTTCCGTGAAGATCTTGACAATCTTGAACAGGATGTGCTGGATAATGCACTGCCTCAAACGTCGGGATTTTTCTTTGGTGATGATTCTGCCGAATATTATCGAGCACAAGATTTGGAATTTATCAAGACTGCCCGATATGAGTTGTTCATGGGCATGCGAGTGTTTTACAACAGTTCATGGTGAAGCAGATGAGAATCTTGGCAGTGTTTTTAACAATGGCAGTGACTGGATGTAGCACAGTACCGCCTGTACCAGTCAGTTATGGCCCACCTACCTGTGCCACTGCCAGAACACAGATTCCATATCTGGAACAACAATTTGCCATATTTCAAACCAGTCGTCGAGGTTGGCCTGAAACTGCCCAAGATCGGCAGTGGGTCAACAATGTTAAAAATACCATTTGGTGGTTGAGGTCAACATGTCCAGCAGGCTATCTTTAATCGTTCTAGCATTGTTTGTGAATTCAGCCCAGGCTGACTGTTACAGTCGCATTGCCATGAACAATCGTGTTCAAGATCAAATGGTGGCCATTGCCAACATACAAAAAACAGTGACGCCTGTGGGAGACACACAGAACAAATGTGTGGTAAACTTTCGAGCTCAAGTGGCTGGAGAATGGCACACCATTGAAGGCGAAGCCGTTGGACCACGAGTTCCAAATACTGATCTATTGTGTACACAGGCCCTGAACTCCAGTCGCAGAAAATTTCTAACTCAATCTGGGGTAAATTCTGTAAGTGTGGAACAAGACATGGTTTGCACTGATCAAAGCATAGCCCGAACTCATGCAGTAAAGATTGGTGACCAAATACGAGAAAGTGAAGTCGCACCACATCCTACCTACCCACGTAGATTTGAATATCGTAATACCTTTTGTCGGTGGTTTATAGAAACTGAACCCAGTGTGGGAGATATCATACAACGACAAGGTATCATTTGCCGAATTCGTGATGACGAATGGCAAGTGGTTGACAAATGGTAACCAATCTGTTACAATTATTTTATTAGATCACACCCACAGGAGAAATCATGAAACGTCTAATTATTGCTACCGCAGTTGCGGCCCTAGTAGGTTGTTCTACAACCGTTCCACTCAACACAGCCACAATTCCGTCGCCGACACCTCCTGTGACCAAGGATCAGACCATTGCGGCTGCCGGCAAGGTAGATAGTCCACTTACTATTGATTTACCCAGTTGGTATATCAAACCTCCTGCTGCCACCGACGACTATATTTGGTTTGCCGGCACAGGCTACAGTTCTGACCTGGCCATGAGTCGTGAAAAAGCAGTATTAGACAGTCAAATGAAATTGGCAGACACCTTAAATGGTGCCTTGAATGCTATGGTCAAGCAACAAAAATCAGACAACGCAGGATCAGTGGTCACAGACAAGACCAGTTTGACAGTAAAGAAAATCATTGCCAACACTGTGATGACAGGCTACAGAATTGAAGATGCAAGAGTTGTCAGCGAAAATCGCAACTATAGAACATTTATCCTAGTACGTTATCCAGTGGGCGATGCCAACAGATTGCTCAAAGATCGCTTGCAACAACAAAGTCAAAGCAATGATTCGGACGAAGCACTACAACGCGAACTAGATCGTGAAACACAACCTCAGACTAAATTGCGCCCAGTGAGTCAGTCCGCACCTGCTGCTGTTGTGACGCCAATTGCGGAAACAACATCTGCAGTGACCACTGTGAATTTGTTGCCGGTCGACAACGAGGAATACAAAGCTAGACGAGATGCCGCGCTACAAAAGCCTGGTGCAGTAATTGGTCAAATCACGGTACGATAATGCCAGCCTTTATGACAGCTTCAGGAAAGCGTAAATATATGAGTCTCGACGGCGTAGGAGTAGATTTCTCCGATGAAAAATTCAAAGGACTTAAATTGGCGGCTGATTGGATCCGCGATCTCGAAAGCAGTGACAGTAGAATACACAAAGAAAAAGTAATCGAAAAAGCACTCATGGCAGCCCGACTGGGCAGTGCCAATGCTGAATGTTTTCTTTTCAACTGCTATCAGGCCTACAATCCATTTTATGTGTTTGGAGTAAGACAAGTTCCTGAAACAGTTGGGCTTGAAGGCCGGGCTAATCCATGGCCCTCATTTTGGGGATTATTAGAAGCCCTGCGTCTTCGTAGTGTCACTGGCAATGCTGCTCGCGAATCCATTGAGCAGATGAGTCAAGAGTTTGACAGTGACGAGTGGAATGGTCTGTGTCGCAGAGTTATCATTAAAGATCTACGCTGTGGTATCAGTGAAAAAACACTGAACAAAGTGCTGGGAAAAACAGCATGGAAGATTCCTGTGTTTAGTTGTCAACTGGCACAAGACTCAAACGATCATCCTGCCAAACTTCGAGGCGCCAAACGACTGGAAGTCAAGTTAGATGGCGTACGAGTACTGGCAGTTGTGACCAGTAACACAGTAAACTTGTTCAGTCGCAACGGCAAGCCGTTTGAAAACTTTCCACAAATCTCTGATGCGTTGATACCACTTTTAAGCAAATTGCCAAGTGTGGATTTCAGTGGTGGTCGTGGTTATGTACTGGATGGTGAGATTGTGGGCGAAAGTTTTCAACAACTCATGCGTCAAGCACATAAGAAAAGTGATGCTCGTACTGACGGTATGATTTATCATGTGTTTGATATTGTGCCGCTGCCGGAGTTTCGGGACGGCAAGTGGAACAAAGATCAACTTGATCGTATTGAAATTCTTGAAAGATTCAAAAAAATGTTAGACACCACAGACTGTGTCAGAATTATGCCAGGCATGTATGTGGATTTAGATACCGCCGAAGGACATGATGTTATGCGTAGGTTTGCTGAAGCCAGTGTAGTGCAAGGCTACGAAGGTATTATGATCAAGAGCCTGGATACACCATATGAGTGCAAACGCAGCAGTGCATGGATGAAATGGAAACCTACCATAACTGTAGACCTCAATATCACGGGATTCGAAGAAGGCACTGGTCGCAATGCAGGCAGGTTGGGT